AACAACTAATAAATATTCATACTTTTTAGTAGAATCAAAAGGCCTTGTAGAAATATAGGGCCTTTTTTTTTGGCCTGTAAACAATAAATATATGCATGAGTGTAAAAATAAGCGGCAACATTGAGATAAACGCAGATACTTGGTTAGAGTTCCAAGGTAAAAATGATGCCGGAGAAAATATCAGAATAGGCTCGATCAAAGGTAGCATCAAGGACAACAAGAAAGGTGCAGACCAGAGCGTGATACAGATAATCGGCAGGAAAGACGGACAGCACAAACCCCTATTGACCATCTCCAACAATGCCATCTACGCACACCGTGATGTTCCGTTCGTGTGGCAGACAGAAGACGGTAAAAAGACCTTCGTGTCAGGTACATCAACTACGAAAAGAAACATAGACCTACCAGACGACAACGGCACACTAATGATAAACAATTCAGGGAAAGTAATGGCAACGGAATTGCCGACAAGCGACCCTAGTAATGCAGGTCAACTCTGGAACGACAGCGGTACTGTAAAAATTAGTGCCGGTTAATTAATCAAGTTATCAAATCTAGTATAGTCTGTAACTTGCCTTTGATGGCTTTGTTATTCAATGTATTCTTCAAACCCATGTGCAAGTTCTTGGGCCAGCATTCAAACGCAGTCCAGCAATATCCAGAGTGTTCGTCATTCAGTTTTGGTAAGAATTCAGTCTCTATCGCAATAAGATAAGTGTGGAAGAAGAACTTCTCATCATTCGAGGTGAACATCTCCAATGGAATAACTTTCTTGAACTTGGGAATGGCTCCCACTTCTTCTTTAATTTCTCTCTTCAGTCCTTCGAAGGCCGATTCTGTGTACTTCATCCTGCCACCAACCAATCCCCACATTCCTTTAGTCTTGCTGTCGGTCCTCTGCAAGAACAGGAATCGCTTGGTAGATGTGCTGTAGAATAATGCACCTGAGCATATGATATTATCTTCCATGCTAGATTATAACAGATTGTTTATGATTTATCAAGGGGTAGTTGCGTCAACACTAGGGTCATAACCATTGTTTGCCCCACCATCTATCACTATACTCCAATTACCTTGTGTGTAGACACCTTCGTAGGACTTGACCCATTCTGTGCCGTTGAATCTGTACTGTATTCCAGTGTTCAGATTGGTAACATAGTGCTGTGTGGAATCTGGATCAGAAGCATCAAACACTTTCAACCATTTACTTGACGTGCTGTTGTATTCAATGATGTCTCCAACATTGGCAATAAGAGCTCCCCAAGTTGCACTCTGTACTGATGCTGTGGAATCTCCAACATCATTGACAATCAGATACCTATCACCATTTACAGGTGTACCCGGATCAAATGTTGCAGGGTTGATAATTTTCTTCACAGCAGTTAGTGTGTTGGCAGGTATAGTATCATCGTCAATGCTGTATAACAATATAGTATCATCAAGTGTTGTTGTCGCTATGGTTCCTATAATCTCGTTTCCGTTTGGTTGTGTTAATCTGATCTGTGATGTACCGTTGGTGACTACTCCGTACTGTTCCAATAGTACCTTCCAGTTGACTGCTGGTCCAAACGTTTCAAAAGGATCTGCCAGACCAGGGTCTTTGGCCCCTGTGTAGAATCCAGCACCTCCGGACTTAACATTAACTCCTGTTGTACCCAACAACCTCAATTGGTTACCAGTTACCAACAATCCAAAGTTGTTTGGTGTGATAAAGCTTCTTGAAATCAAAGATCCGTCTATCAATCCTTTTGCCATTCCGCCATCGTCGTCGTAAACACTCATGATGATCTTCTGTACAACACCTAATTTCTTGACTTTTACAGGTGGTGATAACCATATTGGCATAGAGAACGATAAACTTGCTATATCTATTTCTGTGTCTGCCCCAACCGGGATTGTTCTAGAACTAAAACTTATATTTGTTAATTCCACGTAACTCAAACTGGTCCAGTCAATGTAGTTGTCTGACTTTTGTATCTCGAAATCCGGATTGAAAAGGTATAAAATCTGTTCTAAGATCTGTAATTTTTGATCTGTGTTTGAACTCCATATGTCTGCTGTGACTTCTAATCTGAACGGTGATGGCATGACTTTTTCAATAGTGTATCCTGCACCTAGTTGATTTGTGTAGTTTCCGTCACTGTCAACGCCTCTTTCTTTTAGATGTTGTTTTTCTATATGATAAGGATTTTGCATTCTTTCCCTGTCGTAATTCAGTTCTCTAACATAGGCCGCTATTTTTGGTGTGTACTGTAACGCATTCTCAGAATTCTGTCTAATAATATTTGCAACCTGTCTAGTTGGGTCTCCGTACACAACAGGAACAGCTCTCAGTGTAATTTGATCATCTTTGCCTTTACCTGTCTCCACAGAGAAGTTACTCAGTACCCTTATGAATTGGGTCAAAAATTTCCTAATCTGGCCTTCGTAAAAGTGTAACATTCTTAATTGTCAGCCTTTGGTTTTAGTGCATTGGTTAAGGACTGTCTTTGGTTTGTTGTTAATCCATTAATAGTATCAGATGATGAGTTGTTGACAAAACCTGTTTTATAGTTTGCTCTCGAATCGTTGTTTGTTGTAGTTATTCTTACAGAATCCTCTATCTTGACCCATCTGGCACCATCATAACGGAACAACCTGTTTGGTAAGAAATCTGTTCTCAAGAAATAGTCACCTTTGTCAATGTTTGAATTTGGAAAGCTGATTCCAAAACCTGCCGGATGGCCATTTGGTGCTACCCCGTCTCCGTCTAGGTAGAAGCCATAGTGCGAACTTGCCGGAGAATCTATCACGGCATTTACTGTTTTATCCGAACTTGTACTAGTGGTTGTGGTGTTGACATTATCAGTTCTAATGTTACCTCTCTCGTCTATGGGTGCAACATAGTATTGTTTGTAGTTGAATCCAGACTTGGGAGCATCTTCTTCTGCCTGTTTTACAACTTGATCATTGATAGTTTTTTCTCTATTAAATGTTGACATGTAACTTGCAAGAGAACCTTCTGTTGCCGCATCTCCGATAATATCTCTGAACTCCTGAGAGTCAACCATTGTTTTCATTTTCAATCTTAACAGGTGCGGCCACCAAGTTTGTGAGAATCCTTCTGCGGCCCTATTAACATCTTCAACGACATAGTATCTTTTCAGTGCGATTGGTATGCTCTCGTCTAACGAATAATCTTCTTTCATGTGTGGGAACTCAACAACATCACCTGCCATTGGTTTCCTTCCAATTCTCTCCACAATATCATTCAAGTGTACCGTTAAAAATAATGTGTCGTTCTGCAGGAACATTCCAAACTGTGATAGATTGAAGTCTGCGTCTTGCACATTGTATATTCCACGCACTATATAAATGTCGTCTGCATATTTCCTGTCTCTGTTCTCTAAAAATAGTAGATCCTGTATGGTCCTTTCGTTGAGACTGTCTCCGGAATATTGCGGTTGTGATGGCGATGCATCTCCGTCCTTCTGCGAACTACCTTGATCATATGGCCCTAGGTATTTGTGGAAGTGCAGATCAGTTCCGCCCACCTGAAACATCTCATTGATGGTACGATCAAAGAACTTGTAGTCGTTGCCCTTTTCAGGCTTGAAAATGGATAATCTTGGCATATCATACATATTTATTGCACAGGCAAAGGTTATAAATATGAGTATGTCAGAACTACAAACAGGACAACAAGAGATATTCGATTACGTCAAAAATAACCTAGGTGATGGTATGATTGACGTTGAATTAGACCCTAAACACTATCAAACGGCACTGGAAAGAGCTATTAATAAATTCAGACAGAGATCTTCAAACGCTGTGGAAGAATCATATGCTTTCCTAGAACTTAAGAAAGATCAGAACACATATATCTTACCAGATGAGATCATCAACGTGAGAAATCTCAACAGGAGAACAGTGGGATCAAGAACAGCTGGTGGAGAAGGTGGAACACTTTTTGAACCTTTCAATCTAGCATACACAAACACATACCTTTTGAGGGCAGGTGCTACAGGTGGATTAGCCACTTACTATGCATTCGCATCATACCAAGAATTAGTAGGTAAGATGTTTGGAAGTTTCATACAGTTCCACTTTGATGTTGCAACAAAAAAATTAACTATCACACAGAGACCAAGAGCTGACAACGAAACAGTTCTAATGCACACTGATAACTTCAGACCAGATATAACACTGTTCAAGGATATCTATTCTAAACCATGGATCAGAGATTACACACTCGCTGTATCCAAGGTAATGATAGGAGAGGCGAGAGGCAAGTTCAGTACCATCGCAGGTCCACAAGGTGGAACAACACTCAACGGTGATGCCTTGAAGAACGAAGGACAGGCTGAGATGGAAAAACTAGAATCAGAGATAGGTAATTTCCAAGAAGGTGGAACACCACACAGTTTTGTTATTGGTTAATTGACCACTATTTCCATTTAAATAATAGTATCATGATAGATACTCGATACAAAAAACTTTCCAAATGCACACTAGA